AGTCCGCGACTTCGATCCCGTGCAGCTGGCGCTCGACCAGGGCGCCATCTTGGAGCAAGCCGGCATTACGTTTTCTTACCTCGGAAGCACGATCACCGGCGTCTGGTCTTCCAGTCGGAACCTTTTTGACGAGTTCGAGGACCAACGCCGGGACGGCGTGAAGTTCACGGTCTTCTTCACGGCCTCATCGGTCACGGGCAGGCCGGCGCAGAGTCAGACGCTAGTGCGAGCCGGCACGACCTACTTTGTGGAGCAAGTGCGGTTCGACGCGGAGGGCGCGGGCTGCGAGATCGACGTCGCGAAGGTGATATGATAACGATCACTTTTGACCACGCGGATCTAGACTACAAATTGCAGCGCCTAGCGAGCGCGGCCAGAGTGGATCTTGGGAAAGTGATAAGGCAGGAGGGTGGGAATGTGGCGATGTCAATAATGATGATCTTGCCGCCCACCGGACAGCACGAGAACCGAAACACGAAAGAGCCGGTCCGGTCTGGTTTGACTAAAGCTGCACGAAATCAGGGAGAATTCGCGATCAAATCTGATCTTTTCGGCGGAAGGACGCGGAAAATTAAAAAACAGATCACGACGCTAGGCATCTTCCAGCGGATCGGAAGTTCGAAGGTAGCGCCGCCCAAGAGAGCGCGGACCGAAACTGTCAACGTCCGTCTGGGATGGGAGACATCCAAGACGATTCGCATCTACTGGAAATACTGGCAGCAGAACGCTTCGGTATCGACGATGCGGAACTTCCATCTGAAGTATCGCGACCGCTACGGACGCATCGGCTACGTTGATCGGAATCCGATTGGACGCTGGCAAGTGCAGGATCAGATGTGGATCAGCGATGCATCCGCCGATCGTTATCTCAACTCGGTCCAGTCAAAGGTCGGCTGGGCCAAGGCCGGATTTGCCGCGGCTGCAATAGCGTGCGGTCAAAGGGTTCCAGCTTGGATACGAAGGCACGCGCAACGAGCTGGGATTGCTAGTGTAAATTTCGGAAGCAATCCGTTCGTCATCGGGACATCAGTCGCAACCAAGATTCCAGACATCGGCCGATACATCCAGGCTGGTCTCAATTTTAGAGTTAAGATAACCCAGATGAAGGTTGATAGGATTTTGGCGAATCAAGCCGTAAACCTTGGATTTGGAAGAATTGACGGAGCAGGCCGCGTTCAAGAGAATATGCCGCGATGAGCACCCGCACCGACATCCGCAACGCCATCGGGCTGAAGCTGACGCAGGCTGGCGTCGTGCCCACGGCGAATCTCCTCAAGGGCCGGAACAACACGCTTGTCTCGACGAGCTTCCCGTCCGCCGCCGTCTACGCGGTCAACGAGCAGGTCGAGGTTCGCACGCTATCACCTGCAAATCGAACGCAGTACCGGACGCTGCAAGTAATGGTCGAGTATTTCACCGCGGAGGTGGCCGGCTCGACGACGATCATCGATGACCTCTTCGACACGGGCTCGGCCGCGGTCGAGGCCGCGGTGCTGGCTGACGTGACCCTGGGCGGCGTCTGCGATGACCTACTTCTGACGTCCGTCGATTATGTGATCGAGCCTGACGAAGAGCGGCGCTGGGGCGTCGCTCGTCACACCTTCTCCTGTATCTACTTAACCACCGACTAAAATGGCTGAACATCTCGGGCGCGAAGGCGTCCTCAAAGTCTCGTCTACCACCGTCGGCCAGCTCCGCAACTACTCGCTGGCCCACTCTTCCGACGTCGTCGAGGATTCGACGATGGGCGACATCTACCGCACGCGTAAGGCCACGATGAAGACCTGGAGCGTGAACGCGGATCTGTTCTGGGACGAGGCCGATGCCGGCCAGCTCCTGGTCACGATTGGCTCGACGGTCAGCGTCGCGCTTTATCCCGAGGGCGTCGCCTCGACGGATACCTATTATTCCGGCGTTGGCATCGTGACGAAGTTCGACGTCACGGCCGCGTTCGACGGGATGATCGAGGGCTCCATCTCGCTCGAAGGCGACGGCGCCTTATCCGTTTTGACGGTCTGAGGTGAATGATGCACGCTATTGATTTAGTCCGCGAACACTTCGCCTCCCTCGGGACCAAACGCATCGAGGTTCCCGAATGGAAGCTTACGATCTACGCTACTCCCGTCACGCTCGGAGAGAAGGCGCGCCTCTACAAGAAGAGCCGAGAGAGTGATATGGAGCTCCTCGTCGACATCCTTTTGATGAAGGCGACGAGCGAGGACGGGAAGAAGCTCTTCACCATCGACGACAAGGTCGTATTGCTCAACCGCGCGGACTCAAACGTCCTCGCGCGAGTGGCGAACGCGATCCTGGCTGACGATGCGCCGAAGGCCGAAGAGCTAAAAAACTAGCTGGCGGCGAGGGTGGCGCCGACCTCCTCGCCGTCTACGCAATCGCGGATCGTCTCGGCAAGTTCGCTTACGAAGTCCTCCAGATGCCAGCCCACGAAATGAGTGGCTGGATCGCATACATTAACCACCAGAAGCGAACCCAACACCGCAATGGCTAGCGCATCATTCCGACTTGGAGCTGTTGATGAAACGAAGGCGGCTTTCGCTAGCGTTCACAACTCGATGCAGAAGCTGGAGAAGCAGCTCTCATCGGTTGGGAAAGGGTTCCAGCTGGGCAACATTCTCAAGGGCGTTCTTTCGGGATTGGGAATCGGAAGCGGGATGCAGATAGTGCAGACGTTGATTGACCATCAAGTCGCCAAAAGAAAGGAGGAGGCCGAAACGCTAGAGATAATCAACAAATACACGCGCGAACAGATTCAGCTAGTGCGAGAGAGTATTCTGCTTCGTCAGAATGAAGAAGATCAGCGAAAGACTACGCTAAAGAATCTGCAAGATGATCTTAAGGTTTTAGAGGATAGCAAGGCAGCCTTCTTTGATCCTTCGTGGCGGATGTTTACTCCAACCCGCCCGAGTCCAGGCTGGGCACTCAGGAGCAAGGAGGAAAACTTGGCAGAGATGGCACCTCGGCTCAGGCCATTATCCAATGCCCAACAGATCGAAGTCGCGCGCCTTACTGTTGAGATTCAAAAAATCCAAAATCAAATTGATGCGATCAACATCAAGGAGGATACTAGAATCTTAAAGCTTAAAGAGCAGGAGGCGGTTTTGCTGAGACAACAGCGCATTATGAGCGCTGCCGCCGGATTGACTCAGCAGGAAAAGGCGTTCGACGAATTAATCGAAAAGCAAAAGAAGGCGAACGACGAGGTTGAGCGCAACCGAGAAGTCGCCAAACGAAGCGCTGAACAAGTGCAGGCGCAGGCCGAGGCTTATCGTAAGCTCATTGATCCGCTGCGAATCTATCAGCAGCAGCTTGTTGAAATAAACAAACTAGAAAGCGAAGGCCAGCTGACCGTCGTTGAGGCAGCGAGGGCGCGGCAGGTTGTTCTGCGGCAAAGTCAAAAAGCAAGTGACGATCAAATCAACCAGTCACTCGACCGCTTTTTCGGTGATATGGATAAGATGGAGCGGCAGACATCCGTGCTCGGGCAAGCTGCTAATGACCTAGGGTTCTCGTTTGCGTCGGCATTTGAGGGGGCTGTGTTGGCTGGGCAAAAGCTGTCGGATGTGATGCGGGGACTCGCACAAGATGTGCTCAAGGTCTTTTTGCGGTTGTCGGTAACAAACCCACTTATAAACGCCTTATTTGGGAGCGTGCCAGGATTTAGCCCGCTTCCGACTTTAAGTGGCACAAGAGCAAGCGGCGGGCCGGTCAGCAAAGGCTCCGCGTATTTGGTCGGCGAAGAGGGACCGGAACTTTTCGTGGCGAATAGTTCGGGCAGAATTATTCCGAATGGGAAGGCAAACGCTTTTGCCTCCGATGGTGGCGGCCCGACGGTTAACATCAACTACCACATCGCCGCTGGCGTCACCCGCGCCGAGCTCGTGCCGATCCTTGAGACCGAGCGGAAGCGCCTCAAGGCCGAGATCCCTGATATGGTGCGCCGCGGTGGCGCTTATCGCGCAGCGTTCGCCTAAGCTATGGCAATCTCCTACCCACTCACGCCGCCGTCGCCGTTCCGCATCTCGAAGCTGACGCTCTCTGGGATGAGCGCGACCTCGCGCAACGTCTCGCCGTTCACGTTTCAAACGCAGCAGTACAACTGGCCGGGGCAAGCGTGGATGGGCTCGGTAGAGTGCCCGCCGATGACGCGCGCCGCGGCCGAGGAGGTAATTGGCTTCCTGCTGGCAGCGCAGCGCGGCACGTTCTATTTCCAGGACTACGCCAACACCTCGCCGCGTGGCATCGTGGTCGGAACGCTGACCGTCAGCAGCGCGACCGCCAATACCTCAACGCTCGGATTCTCTGGGGCGACTGGCACTTTCGCGGTCGGCGATTGGATCCAGATCTCGACCTCGCTTTACAAGATCATCCAGGTCAACTCCTCAAGCAGCGTCGATCTCTTCCCGGTCCTGCGCTCAAGCTACGGCGCCGGCACCGCGATCACCTACTCAAACGCGAAGGGCGTGTTCCGGCTGGCCGAGCCGCGCACGGAGTGGTCGATTGAGCTCGCGAAGATGTACGGCGTCACTTTCTCGATCGTGGAGGACGTCGCGCAATGAGCATCACAACCGCAGGCCGCACGCTGTCGGCCGATATGGTGACGGAGGTGACGACGGTGCAGCTTGCGCCGGTCATCTTGGTCTCGCTTAGTTTCCCTTCCGCGTACACCCGCCTCTGGACCGGATACGGAACGCTGACCTACGCCGGCGTGCCTTACCTCGGCATCGGCACGTTGGGCAGCATCTCGCCGATCGAGGAGACGACCGATCTTGCGGCGCGCGGAATCTCGATGCGGCTCTCAGGCGTGCCGACCGCAAACATCGCGCTCGCACTTACCGAGGATTACCAAGGCCGCGATTGCACGGTGCTCTTCGGCGCGCTCTCGCCGACCGCCGGCACGCTGATCTCGTCGCCTGTGACGGTGTTCCAGGGGCGGATGGACGTGATGCAGATCTCGGACGACGGCCAGTCCGCGGACATCACGATGACGGCCGAGAACCGGCTCGTCGATTTCAAGCGGCCGCGCGAAGTGCGCTACACGCACGAAGAGCAGATCGCGCTTTTCCCCGGCGACCTCGGGCTGGAGTTCGTGACCGCGATTCAAGAGAAGGCCATTTACTGGGGCAACCCGAACCAGACGCAGCAAACGGACTGGGGCGGTGGGGACAAGACGGCGTGAACCGGATACGAATGAGAGCGGCCGACATTCCAGCGGAGCTTGCGCGCTTCATCGAGGAGCGGCGCAACCAGCCGTTCGCGTGGGGCGCGAATGACTGCTGCCTCTTCGCGGCGGACTGGGTGGCGCGGGCAACTGGGCGAGATCCCGCGGCGCACTACCGCGGCACCTACTCAAGCGGCATCGGCGCCCAGCGCATCATCGACAAGGCCGGAGGCATTCTGGAACTGGCGCGCGAGCTCGGACTTGAGTCTACGCAGATCGGCCTCGCTCGGCGCGGTGACGTGATTGCCCGTGACGTGGGTAATGGAATCGCGCTGGGCGTCTGCGTAGGCAATGCCGCCGCCTTCGTGGGCCGCGATGGGCTAGAGTTCCTCGACCTCAACGGCGCCGCCTGCTGGCGCCTCTAACTATGCCGCAAGTCGCCGTCGTCGTCTGGATCGCTTTGATGGACATCGGGCTAACCGTTGGCGCTGCCAACGCGGTGATGTTCGTGCTCAAGTTCATCGCGACGACCGCTGCCTCGATGGCGGCCTCGAAGCTGCTTGCGCCGAAGGCTCCGAGCTACTCCGACCCGTCGCTGACTGACCGCTCGCAGATGATCCGCTCGCCAATCGCGGCGCGCCAAATAATCTACGGCCAGACTAAGACCTCGGGCGTCATCGTTTACATCTCGACCACCGGCGCCAAGAACGAGTACCTGCACCTCGTCGTCGCGCTTGCCGGCCACGAGGTAGAGGAGATCGGCGACGTCTACTTCAACGATGAGCTTGCGCTTACCGGAACAGGAAGCGGAGCGCAAGGGCGATTCACCGGCTACGCTCAGATCTACCGAAAACTTGGAGCCAGCAACCAAACGGTGCAGACTGATTTGCGAGACGCAACAACGGGATTGACGAATGGCAAGTGGACGAACGCTCACGAGCTCAAAGGCATCGCTTACCTCTACGTGCGCTTGACCTGGAGCGAGAAGGTCTGGACCGGAGGCATCCCGAACATCTCCGCAATCGTTAAGGGTAAGAAGGTCTACGATCCGCGCACCGCTACCACGGCTTACTCGGCCAACCCTGCCCTCTGTCTCCGCGACTACCTGACGAGCTCTCTAGGGATGGCGATGGACGCGGCCGAGATCGACGACACGGCCGTAAACGCCGCGGCGAACATCTGCGACGAGGACGTCGAGATCAAGCCGGTCACCTCGCCGGCAACCTACGAAAACCGATACGAGGCAAACGGCGTGCTCTACACGAGCTCGTCGCCGGACGAGAACATCGGCAAACTAATTTCCGCGATGGGCGGCCTGATCGCCTACTCCGGCGGGCGAGTGGTGATGTACGCGGCCGGCTACCGGATCCCGACTGTAACGGAGTGAAGGGCGTCTACGTTTCGCCCGAGAACGACTGGCAGCCGTCTGACTTCCCGCAGATCACCTCGACGACCTACGTGACAAAGGACGCCGGCATCCGCTATTGGCGCGACGTGGCGCTGCCGTTCACGACGTCGCCTTCGTGTGCCCAGCGGCTGGCCGTGATTGAACTTCGACGCGCCCGAGAGGAGATCACGATGACTGCGCGCTTCCGCCTTGATGCGATGCAGGTGCGGGCTGGCGATACGGTGATGATTACTAACTCGAAGATGGGCTGGACCCAGAAGGTCTTCGAGGTGATGGAGTGGAACTTCGCGAGCGACGGAAGCCCTCCGCAGCTGGCAATCGAGATGACGCTGCGCGAGACGGCATCGACCATCTACGACTGGAACGTGACCGACGAGGTCTACATCGCCGACGCGCCAAACACCACGCTTCCCGATCCCTTCACGCTCTCCGCGCCGACTAACCTAACCCTGACCGCGGACGGCACGACGCAGTTGATCCAAGCCGACGGCACCGCGCTGCCTCGCATCCTGGTCTCCTGGTCCGCGCCGGCCGAGCAGTTCGTGCAGGCTGGCGGCAACGTGGGCATCGAATACAAGGAGAGCACATCGACTACCTACCTGACCTGGAACACGCTGCCCGGTGATCGCACGACGGACTACATCTCAAGCGACGTAAAGATCGGGCTGACCTACAACGTCCGCATCTTCGGCGAAAGCTTCTTCAAGGTCGCGACCTCCTACGTGACCGCGACGGTCAACGTGCAGAAGGACACGGTTGCGCCCAGCATCCCGACGAACCTAGTTGCGACGATCGGCACGGGCGCCGCCGTCGGCCTCGACTGGGACGACTCAACCGCTCCTGACTTCTCGGAGTACGGCATCTACCGCAACACGACGGGCGTCACGCCGGCCAACGCCAATACGAACAAGATCGCGGAGGCTGATGCCTCGCGCTTCGTCGACGTGGACGTCGTCGTCGGCACGACGTATTACTACCGCCGTGTCCAACGTCGCCCCGTCCACGCCCAACGCTCCGACGTTCTCCAGCGAAACGACCTACCTCTCGACGGATGGCACGTCGTTCGCACGGATCACGGTTACTGCTCCGGCGATGCCGACCGGCGGGGCGCTCCTTCAAATCCTCTACCGCGCCAGCGGGGCGAGTGATTACATCATCGGCAACGTGCTTTCGAGCGGGTCGGCGGCGGCATCCATCGACGATCTCTCGCCCGGCGTGGCTTATGAGTTCGTCGCACGCGCGATCTCGTTCTCGAATACCGCGAGCGCGCTGTCGTCGGTCCTCTCCCGAACTGCGCCCACGAACAGCACCGCGCCGGCCGCGCCTACCAGCGTTACGCTCGCCGGTCCTTCAAGTTCAGTCTCGATCCCGCCTTCGTTCTCGCCGACAACGAAGGTGCAGTACTTCGGCGCGCGGATCTCTTGGACGGCCTCAACGACGAAGTCGGTTGTCGGCTATCAGGTCGGGTTCGCGACTAGCTACCTCGGCACAATCACGTGGGTTGCGACAATCGTGCCTGAGACATTTTATTATTATTACACGCTAAACCTGCTCGCTGCGTATGCGGCCGTTAGGGCAGTTGATCGAAGCGGGAATGTCTCAACCCCGGAGTGGTCCGCGGTCAATCTCAACAGCGTCGTCTCGATCTCCGACGGTTCGATCTCGGCGCAGAGCTCGGATGACGTCACGGTCACCGGCCTCAAGATCGGGCCAGGTCTCAGCACGCGACAGATCGCGGCGGTCTACGTCGACTCCGCGGTGCCGAATCTGACCGGAGGAGCAACCACGGAAACCTTCAACGTCTCGCTTACGAACCGCGGCTTCAACGCCAAGCCTGACGTTGGCTTCGCGCAATGCGCGTCTAACACCTACCTCGTCGCGGCCTATGACTTCGATGCCGGCGGCAACTCCAGCACAAACGCCGTGGTGCGGGTAGCGACCATTGACGGCACGAACATTCCCGCCGGCAACACGCGCTTCTCGGTGGAGTTCATCGATTACACCTGACGACCTATGGCTCTGCAAAAATCCTTCACTCTGCCGAGCGGCATCTCTGGCAATTATGTTCGCCTCGTCGCGCACCGCTGGGACCGAGCCACGCGCGAGTCGTCTGCGCTCTTCGCGCTCTACGTGGACGCGGCCGCGGCCCAGTCGGGCAAGGCGCCGCTGACGCCGTGGATCGCAAAGCTCTGGCTCCGCGGCGACAAGTTCGACCAGTACCTGAGCAACGCCGAGCTGACGACGCCAGGCATTCTCGCGCAGCTTTACGTTGCGGTAAAGGCCGAGCCGATCAGCTGCGACTTCGGCGAGAACGCGCTCGCGGACGCCGTCGACGTCTGACTGTCAGATTACGCCGGACAGAATTATCAAAATAATAGTTGACCGCGGGGCGCGGCTCTGCATTGTCGGTGGTGTCGGAGGCAATCACGCCAGAGACAACACAACGACAAATGACCGCTCCAATCCAATCCGGCCAGGTTCTCGAAGCTCGCAGCGCTTGTGATTACGACTGCATCTTCTCGGTAAAGGTTATCGACCGCAAGGGCTCCTTCGCCACGGTCGAGGCTCACGGCAGCACCAAGCGCGTTAAGATCCGCAGCGATGACCGCGGCGAGTATGTCTACGCGCTCGGCAAGTATTCGATGGCTCCGATCTTCCGCGCGGAGGTGGCGTCGTGAAGCGCCTCGCTCTGCTCCTCACGCTGGCATCCGCCAGCCACGCCGCGCCGCCGGAAAGCTTCTGGCGGGCGCTTCATCAAGTCGAGACCTCGGGGCGCCACGGCGCCATCCTCGGCGATAACGGCCGCAGCCTCGGCCCGCTCCAGATCTCCCGCGCGTATCACGCCGACTCGCGGGTCGCCGGATCCTACGAGCAGGTGACCGATCTCGCCTACGCGCGCCGCGTCGTCACCGCCTACCTCAAGCGCTACGCTCCTGCCGCCTGGGCCAAGGGCGATGTCGCGACCCTCGCGCGGATCCACAACGGCGGTCCGACCGGACACAAGAAGACGGCGACGCTGGGCTACGCCGACAAGGTGCGGAGGGCCAGCCGATGAGCTACGAGGCGTTCCTAGATGCCAAGCGGCACGTCGGAGCAAAGCACGGATTCGAGCCAACGTTTATCCCCGACAAGCTTTTCGACTTCCAGCGCGCGCTCGTGACGTGGGCGGTGCAGCGCGGACGGTCTGCCATCTTCGCCGATTGCGGGCTGGGCAAGACAGCGATCCAGCTTTCGTTTGCCGAGAACATCGTGCGGCACACGAATAAACCCGTGCTCGTACTGACTCCGCTTGCGGTTGCGCGGCAGGCCGTCGAGGAGGGGGCGAAGTTCGGCATCGATTGCGTCCGCTCTTCGGACGGATCCTTTCCGCCTGGGGCTCGCGTGGTCATTACCAATTACCAGAGGCTCCACCACTTCGACCGCAATCAATTTGCGGGCGTGGTCTGTGATGAGTCTTCAATCCTAAAGAACTTCGACGGGATGACGAAGTCGGCCGTGACTGACTTCGCGCGGAAGATTCCGTATCGGTTGCTTTGCACCGCGACGGCTGCTCCGAATGATTACATTGAGCTAGGGACCTCGAGCGAAGCGCTCGGAGAGATGGGGTTTTCCGATATGCTCGGGCGCTTCTTTAAGAAGCAGGGGCCAACAACCTCGCGGTCGGACGAGCACCGCGCGGGAGTGTGGAGATTTCGCGGCCATTCCGAACGCGACTTCTGGCGCTGGGCCTGCTCTTGGGCGCGCGCCGTTCGCCGGCCGAGCGATATGGGATGCGACGACGGGCCGTTCATCCTTCCGAAACTTACAACCAGAGAACACGTCGTGACGGCGCGCAGTCAGCGCGACGGGATGCTGTTTGATCTTCCGGCAATGACGCTTCAAGAGCAGCGAGAAGAAAGGAGGCGCACGATTGCCGAGCGGTGCGAATTGGTCGCAAGCCTGGTCGGAAACACAGGGCGGCCTGCGGTGGTCTGGTGCCATCTAAACGACGAGGGAAAGATGCTCGGCAGACTGATCGAGGATGCGGCCGAGGTCTCTGGCGATGACGACGACGACAAGAAGGAGGAGACGTTTGAGGCGTTTGCGGCCGGCAAATTGCGCGTCCTAATCACCAAGCCGCAGATCGCCGGCTTTGGGTTGAACTGGCAGCATTGCGCGCATCAGACGTTCTTTCCGTCCCACTCGTTTGAGCAATGGTATCAGGCGGTCCGTCGCTGTTGGCGGTTCGGTCAGAAGCGCGACGTCGTGATTGATGTCGTGGCTTCCGAGGGAGAGTCCGGCGTGGTCTCTAATCTTCAGCGCAAGGCCGATCAGGCGGACGCGATGTTCAAGCATCTCGTCGCGCTAATCAACGACGAGCTCCGAATCGAAGGAGCAAAACATACCAAGTTAAATCCCGTTTTCCCCAAGTGGTTATGAACAACGACAAACAACACATCACGGAGCGCTTCGCGCTCTACAACTCAGACTGCATTGACGTTATGCGCGCGATGCCTGACGGGTCGATTGACCTCTCGGTCTATTCGCCTCCGTTCTGCGGCCTCTACAACTACAGCAGCAGCGAGCGCGACCTATCGAACTGCCGATCCTACTCCGAGTTTTTCGAGCATTACGATTACGTGATCTCAGAACTTGCGAGGCTTACGAAGCCAGGGCGCATCACGGCGGTGCATTGTATGGACGTGGCCGGAACGGGCAACGGCCCTACGGCTAAGATGGGCATCGCGGCGAATGTCGGGTCGGGGCTAATTGACTTCCCCGGCGACATCATCCGAGCTCACGAGCGCCACGGTTTCCAGTTCTGTATGCGGAGAGTAATCTGGAAGGAGCCGCTCGGAGTTCGACTTCGGACGATGGCTAAGGGGCTTGCACACGCGCAGATCGTGGAGGATTCGACTCTGTGTGACGTGGCCGGCGGTGACTACCTGCTTTGCTTCCGAAAGAAGGGAGAAAACCCAATACCAGTAGCGCATCCGACCGGGCTCCACTCGTACGCCGGCGAGCGGCAGATGCCTCGTGAGCTACTCGAGTGGAAAGGTCACGAGGGCAAGCAGACGGAGAACCGATTCTCACATTGGATCTGGCGCCAATATGCGTCGTGCGTCTGGGATGACATCCGAATCGAGAACGTCCTCGCCTATGAGGAGAGCCGAGACAAGGACGACGAGCGCCACGTTCATCCTCTCCAGCTTGACGTTATCGAGAGGGCGGTGGTGCTTTGGTCCAACCCTGGCGAGGTCGTCTTCACGCCGTTTATGGGAGTCGGATCCGAGGTTTATGGTGCGGTGCTAAATGGCCGGCGCGGCGTAGGGGTTGAGCTAAAGCCGAGCTACTTCCGACAGGCGGTGCGAAACCTTTCGCAGATTGAGCGCGACTCTAAGACCGGCGAACTGAATCTCGTATGATACCCAAGATGATCGCCAAGGCATTGCTCGCCGGCAAAACGCCGAAAGAGTTCGCGCACGAGGCCGGCATCTCGGTCTCGTGGGCCTATCGACTCGCGTGGGATGCCGGCTTTAAGTCGGTCTACATCTCGCGCGAGGAACAGAAGATGATCGAGAAACGGAGGGCCATCCGATGAACCGCGCGACGAAGGCGCTTTTCTCTTCCGGCCTCGCCTACTCGCATTACGCGCTCGGCAAGGCGATCGTTTACCGCGATCAATCGAAGGCGCAACATAGCTGGCTGCAACGGCAGCTGCTGCGGCAATCAATGCGCGATCAGGCGCTCGTCTACTCCCGCGAAGTCCGCTGGATGCGCTATGCAAAATAACTTCAACCGCACGCAGCCGGTCAAGAACGTGACCGGAGCCGGCCACTCCGCGGCGCGCTACACGGGCACGCACGGCCACAAGGAGCGCTCACACTACTGGGTCTTCATCCCAGGCGAAGGATGGGTGACGTGGCTCGAGATCCACAAGCAGTTCAGCGCGGCATTCAACGACTGGCAGATGCGCCAAGCGCTCGGCCTGAGACGGAAGCGGTGAACGTACTTGAGCTAGAACGGATGGCTCGCCGCGGGGCCGAGGACGGCTACGGCGACGAGTGGCATCCGCAATTTACCGCCAGCGCGCGAGTGCTGGCATCAATGAGAGCAGCAGCAAACGAAGCACGAATCCAGATGCAGAACGAAGAACTACTGACAGCGATCCTCAACGAGCTCCGCGCGATCCGCTCGGTGCTCTCAAATCGGAGCACGCCCGCCGCGGCTCCTGCCACCCAGCCGGCGGCGCAGAGCAAGGACATCCCGCAGCCGACCGAGATCGTGGCCGATCCCGGCTCGGTCGAGGTGCACTTCGGGAAGAATGCCGGCACGCCGCTCCGCTCGCTCGGCGCGAAGAGCGTTGAGTGGTATGCCCAGGAGCCGGAACCAAGGCTTGGGAAAAACGGCAAGCCCTTTCCTCCGCGTCCCGAGGACGTGCGCCTGCGGAACGCCGCGCGCCAGCTGGTGCACGGGAACCGCGGCACGCTCGCTGCCGGCTCGAAGGTCACGCTCGTCACCGAGACGCTGACCGAAGAGGTGCCGTTCTAAGAATTAAGCCCGGCCGAGAATTCCCGACCGGGCTCAACCCAGAAGCAAAACAACAACACAGACCGAACAATGAACACCGAAACCGTCAAAGAAGATACCCAGATCACCACCGCACCCGCGGCCAAACTAAGCAAGGCGCCCGTTACCTTCGGCGCCCAGGGCGTGCAGCTTGCCTCGCTGGAGGACGCTTACCGATTCGCCAACGCTATCGTTGCGAGCGGCTTTGCGCCTAAGGGAATGGAGAAGCCGGAGTCAGTCCTCGTCGCGATCCAGCTCGGCGCCGAGCTCGGGCTTACGCCGATGGCCGCGCTACAGAATACGGCCGTTATCAACGGCCGGCCGGCGATCTACGGCGACGCCGCGCTCGCGCTGGTTCGCGCCTCGGGCCTGCTGACGAGCTACAAGGAGGAGGAGATCGGCGAAGCCGGCAGCGACGCGCACGGCTACCGCGTGACGGCGACTCGCGGCGATGCCTCCACCGTCGAGACCTTCACGGTCGCCGACGCCAAGCGCGCGAAGCTCTGGGCGAAGTCGGGACCGTGGACCGACTACCCAAAGCGGATGCTGCGCTTTCGCGCCCGCGGCTACGTCCTGCGCGATCTCTTCGGCGACGTGCTGAAGGGCCTCCGCACCGTCGAGGAGGCGCGCGACATTCCGGCCGAGCCGGTCAACGTCACGCCGCGCGGCCTCGGCGAAAACCTCTAAGCACTACCCACAATGAACGACACACACGAAATCAAGAAGGCCGCGGTAATCGCCGCTGCCAGCGAACAAGTCCGCGCTCTCCTTGAGACGCATTACGATGCGATGCGGAAAGCTGCGGAGGAGTCCTTCGTGGACGACGACACGCAGGCCGAGCCGAAGGCCAAGGCCAGCTTCACCATCGAATGGGATGCGCTCGCGATGGCGCCCACGGTGACCGTGAAGGTCGGCTGGAGCGTCCGCTTTAAGGACGAGTCCGAAGCCGTCGTCGATCCGCTCCAGGCCAAGCTGCCTATTGGAGGTGCGGAATGAACGCCGCGATCAGGGGCGAGCCGTCCGAGGTTTACCACGCGACGGACGCCATCAGCCATAGCAAGCTAGAGGTCTTCCGCCGCCGGCCGGCGCTCTATCACCGGAAGTACGTGCTCAAGGTCGTGCCTGACGCGGACTCCTCCGCGTTCGCCATCGGCCGCGCGACGCACGCTGCGGTCCTCGAACCTCAGACCTACGGCACGCTTTACACTCGCCGGCCAGACGGCATCGACCGGCGGACCAAGGAGGGAAAGGCGGCGTGGGAACAGTTCGCCCAGGCTAACGCCGGCAAGACGATCCTCGACGCAGAGGACTTCGCGCTGGTGCATCAGATGCGCGATGCGGTGATGGCGCATCCTGCGGCCTCGGAGCTATTCTCCCGCGGCGAGGCGGAGCTTGTCTGGCGGAAGCAGTTCGCGACGCTGAACGTGCAGGCGCGGACGGACTGGTTCAATGAAGCAGGCTGCGCGCTTTGCCCGCGACCCTACGTCGTCGATCTCAAGACGGTCGAGAGCTTGGACGACGGCGCCTTCCGCAACTTTGAAAAGGCGTTCGTTAACCTCGGCTATCACCGGCAGGCTGGTTTCTATCTGCCTTTGTTGTACGACTGCGGCATCGCCTGCACCGACTTCTTCTTCGTCGCCGTCGAGAAGTGCGAGCCGTTCGGCGTCGCAGTCTACAAGGTCAGCAACGCTGCGCTGCAACGCGGCCAGGAGGAGACGCTCTCCGACCTCGCACGGCTCAAGGGCTGCATCGAGACTAATCGCTGGCCGAATATGCCAGCCGAGGTGCAAGAGATCGATCTGCCCGAGTGGTACAAAGGAGGTGCGCGATGACGCTCAACACCCTAGCTTGGGCGACGGTGCTCCTGATCGCCGTCGTCGCTTACGCGCTGCTTACTGCCCAGGATGGGAAAGGCGGTGACGAATGAACGCGCTGGAGATCTTCGCGCTCTGCGCGATTATGCTCTGCGCCGGCATCTCGGTTGGCTTCCTCTGGGGTCTCCGCAACGGAGAGCGCCTCGGCCGCGATCGCGAGTGGATGGACTCGTTCTTCCGCAACATCAAGCGCGACGCGGAACGCCGAGACAAGGCTGGGAGGTTTAAGAAGCGATGAGCGCACGACCAAATGCAAAGAGCGAAACCATCGACGAGATGGTGAGCCGCTTCGCGCCATTCAAGGAGATCGTCGCGGAGGTCAAGATGCAGCAGCAGGCCGTGCGGCAGCGCATCTACAACAAAGGCTACCGCCGCGAATACATCACGCACGAGGAGCGCGCGCATCTGCTGCGCCGGAGAGGGGTCAAGCTATGAGCGATCGAGAGACATCCCCTTATCGGCGCATCGCTGAACTGGAACGCGAAAACGCCGCGCTGCGGGCCGCATACAGTAAACTCGAGACCGATCTGATGGATGAAGTGGACGACCTCGAGTTTGAGAACGCCGGGCTTCGGGTGGAGCTGGAGCAACAGGCCATCTGCAACGGCGCAGGCGCTTCGCGCGAGCTTGCGCTGCGCTCGACTATTACCGAGCTCCAGCGCGAGAACGCCGCGCTGCGGGCCGCCATCGACGCCGCGAGAAAGGAGAAGACGTGAGCAAGCCAACCATCGCCGACCTACCGGAGCGCTACCGCCTCCAGATCGCGCGGCAGCTGGCGCAGGCCAAGCGGCCGACCACGATCTCACGCGAGCCGGACCCTGCGCCCGAGCCCAAGATCAAGCGCGAGTTCGACCGCGCCCAGGTGTTCCTGCGCGCGCTCCGTGTCCGCGAAGTCCCGATCCCCGAGTGCGAGTGGAAGTTCGACACGAAGCGGCGCTGGCGATTCGACTACGCCTGGCCGCAGCAGATGATCGCGCTTGAGGTCGAGGGCGGCGTCTGGACCGGAGGTCGGCACACGCGCGGCGCGGGCTTCGTAAAGGATATGGAGAAATACAACCGCGCGGCCGTCCTCGGCTGGCGCTTGCTTAGGGTCACGCCGGACAAGCTGGTTTCGGCCGGCACGTTCGAGATGATCGGACAGATTTTTTCTTTGCCGCAGGAGCAGGAAAAAACAACGTAAGGGCAAAGCGGCGAGGTGAGACTCGTACCGTATGTTAGCAAACATTACATTTCCCCGGCCGTCTGCGTCTGCACCGAGTTCGTCGTTGTCTCGGCGCAAGTCTCACCGCAGGTGGGCCGGGGTCTTTGTTTGCATATGAGTAAGCGATTTACTGAGACGGCAAAGTGGGCCGACCCGTGGTTTCGGGCGCTCACCGCAAAGGAAAAGTGCCTCTGGCTCTGGTTGTGCGACAACTGCGATTGCGCGGGCGTCGTGCCGTGGGTCGACTGGGGCCTGGTTTCATTCCAGATTGGCGAGCCCTGCACGGCGGACGACCTCGAATCGTTCGGCGACCGAATCGCTAGCTGCGATCGCGGCTTTTGGATTCGTAAGTTTGTTGCCTTTCAATGGGGTTACATCAGCGAAGAGAATCCGTCGATGCCCCAGCGTGGGGTTATCAAAGCCTTAGAAAGAGCAGGCATACCCTTAGCAAAGGCTATTGAAAGCCTTCCGAAAGCCTTTCCAAAGGGTTTCGAAACCCTTAAGGATAAGGATAAGGATAAGGATAAGAAAGAGGATAGGGTGCAGGGAAAGGAGAAGGAGCCGGAGGTTGATCCCGTCTTCGACGCCTTCTGGGCCAGCTATCCACGCAAGGAGGGCAAGGGCGGCGCGCGGAAGGCGTTCGCCAAGCTGGCCGACAAGGAGCGGGTCATCAAGGCCGCGGCTCAATACGGCGAAGCGGTGCGTCGCTGGCCGGCCGATGATCGGCAGTTCGTTCCGCATCCAGCGACCTGGCTGAACGATGGCCGCTTCGAGGACGATCCCACGTTGTGGGAACGTAAGTCTGCGTCTCAACCCGCGAAATTCTACGGTGACAACCAATCTTGACCACGAGCGCCTGCTCCTCGCCTGCGCGCTGCTCGACGACGGCCGCACGATGCAGGCGATGCTCGGCGGCGGCATCACGCGTCGATCCTTCAACGACTCCCGCAACCAGATCGTCTTCGACACCTTGTCCGAGATGGTCGCGGCCGGAATGGCGACGACGGATGACGTGCTCTACGCCGAGCTGATCGCCAAGCACCGTTTCGAGGCCGCAGGCGGGCACGCCTACATCGTTGGGCTGACGAGCGCGGCGCCGACCTCGCTTAACGCGAAATACTACCTCGAGCGAGTGCTTCGCCTTGCCGTAGCGCGTGACGCAGTCCGCATCGCCCAGCGCATCGCCGAGCGGGTCGAGCAGGAGGCCGAGGCGACCGAACCGCTGGCCGAGTTGATCGCCGGCGGGGCGCGCGACCTCTTGAGCATCGCCGCAGGCTCGGACGCCGACGGAGAGGAATCGTGGGACGAGCTCGTCGAGCGGGCGAAGGTTGAGCTTGAGCAGAAGATCCTAGGCGAGCAGAGGCGCGAGCTAATGCCGTTCCCGTGGCCGATCTGCAACCAGCGCTTCGGCGAGATGGAGCGCCAGCAGCTGGTGGTCATCGCCGGCCGATCCTCTTCGGGCAAATCCTCGCTCGCTCGGCCGATCCTGGCTCACCTCGCGAACCAAGGGCGCCGTTGCTACTACGTGACCCTCGAGGTCGCGCCGCACAAGGTGCCGCTCCAGATCGCGGCCTCGCTCGCCGGCGTCGGGCTTCGGCGCGTCTATGCCGAACACCCGGCCTCGCAGGCCGAGATCCGCAAAGCGCTTGTCGAGCTCCGCGGGCGGCACGTGACCGTCTCCAGCCGTGACTCGTCGCTCGCTCGCATCGAGGCACGCGCCCGCGCGCTGCACGCCGGCGGTGGGCTCGACGTGCTCTTCGTCGATCACGGCGGGCTCGTGAAGGAGATCTACGAGGCCAAGGGCTCGAGCGAGAAGGTGAACGCCTGCGGGATGGTCACCAAGACGCTCAAACGCCTAGCGCGCGACCTCGACATCCTCGTCGTGATGCTCTGGCAGCTGAACCGCGAGAGCGCGAAAGATGGCAACCGCGAGCCCAACGTCACCGACCTCAAGGACTCGGGCAGCGTGGAGGAGGACGCGGACAAGGTCATCCTAATCCATCGGCCGAACGAGGACGCGATCACCGGCCAGCAGCAGCGCGACACCGACTTTGAGTCCGACCGGCCGCGCTTTTTCACGAACGTAATCCAGGCCAAGGGCCGCGACGACGGCACCGCGGCGCAGAGCTTCTATTTCACGCGGGCAACCGCAACCTTCAACCCAGCAACAAGATGAACGACACGATCCAACGCCTAGACAACACCGCAATGCACCTCCTGACCGAGCACGCGACGCTTGGCCGCGTCATCCGCCATTGCAAGGAGCGGCAAGAGGAAGTGATGGCTCGGCTCAAGCACGTCGAAGCCCTCCTTGCCAAAGAACGCGATTTGCGGGGCGATCAGCATCCGATGGCTACCCAGACCCTCACCGGGCAATCGGACAGTCAGAAAACGCACGCAATGGCCGTTTCCGCTTGACGGAGAGGCGACCTGACACGCCAATTTAGGCCAGAGTGGCACGGAAACCCAAAAACATCACGGCGCACGCCTGGGCTAAGCATCAGCGACTGACGGCTAAGCTCGGCGGCGCGAAACGGAGGACAAGTGAAGCAAGACGCAGATCGGTTGGAACTTGAGGCGTTACGCCTCGCGAATCGGGCGGCGCGGTCTATCGCGCAGCTGGAATCCCATCGGAAGTCGTTGGTGAAAGAGCACGCCGAGCGCATCAAGCGCCTGCGGCAGATCATCGAGAGCATCCAGCAGCGCGAGCAGCTCGGAACGCTAGGGTTGGAGGATGCGGTCGTGCTGAGCGAATCGGCCGCCGCCCTAGTCCATAACCCGCTGGAGGGGCTGTGAGCCGTGGTCACGTACACGCTCAACCGCCAGCCGGTCCATAGGCTGCGATACGACGGCGCGAGCGAGGCGGCCAAGGTCAGCTGCGAGATGTTCGAGCGCCTCCTTGAGCTCGACACGCTCAAGCACGACAGCGCCGCCAACCTAGTCCGCCGGCTGGCGACCCTGGCCGACCTATCGCCCTCGGCCTTCCGCCTAGTCCTGCGCGCAGGCTCAGGCGATACGGGCTCGATCCTCGCCTCCTTTGAGCAGCAGGCGATGGATCGGGGCAAGACGCGGCAAGCGCTGCATTGGGAGTGGCAGGAGGATGTGCGCCGCATACGCATGGTTTTCCCGGAGGTCGCGGCC